CGTTCTCCTTTTCCCAGCTAGAGTATAATGGCTTTCGGTCAATACGTTAATTTAGATTTTGATCAAATTAAAACGTCTATCAGAGATTATCTGAGGGCAAACACAAATTTTACTGATTATGACTTTGAAGGGTCTAACCTTTCAATAATTATTGACGCATTAGCATATAACACATACACAACTGCCTATAACACCAATATGGCAGCAAATGAATGTTTTCTCGATTCCGCTACACTTCGAGAAAATGTTGTTGCGCTTGCTCGAAATATTGGTTATGTTCCAAGATCTCGTCGATCTGCAAGAGCAAACATATCTTTTACTGTGGATGGATTAGAGGAGACATCAACACTCACATTAAACGCTGGCATCGTCTGTAACGGTTCTGGATCAAATACAAATTACATATTCTGTATTCCAGAGAGAATTACTGTTCCAGTGGTAAATGGTTTTGCATCATTTGATAATATTGAAATATTTGAAGGTAATTTTGTATCACAAAATTTTACTGTTGATACATCTTTATTCAATCAAAAGTATATTCTTGATAATTCTTTTATTGATACATCTACAATCAAAGTTAAAGTTAAACCTTCAAACGAATCAACAAACTCTGTAACTTATAAGCAAATTGATAATATTGTTGGAGTGACATCAACGTCAAATTCATACTTATTACAAGAAATTGAAGATGAAAGATATGAATTGATCTTTGGTGACAATGTAATTGGTAAAAAATTATCAAATAATAATTTTATTGAGGTAACTTACATTGTTACAGATGGAAGAGATGGAAATGGTGCTTCAGAGTTTAGTTTTGTTGGAAATATCACAAATCAAGATGGTGGATCAATTAACGCTGATTTAATTAGTTTAATTTCTACAAATGAAAAATCAAGAGATGGTGATGAAATTGAATCGATATCATCAATTAAATATTATGCACCTCGAATTTATTCTTCTCAATATCGTGCAGTCACTTCAGCTGACTATGAATCCGTTTTAGGATTTATCTATCCAAATGTTGAATCTGTAACAGCATTTGGTGGTGAAGAAATGTCTCCACCGAGATTTGGTAAAGTTTTCATTTCAGTTAAACCTCGAAATGGTGATTTTCTTTCTGATGAGACAAAAAGAGAACTTATTCAAAAATTAAAAAGTTATGCAGTTGCTGGTATTGTGCCAGAATTCATTGATTTAAAATATTTGTATGTGGAGTTACAAGTAAATGCATATTATAATCCAAATTTAAATGATCAACCAGAGGATTTAAAAACTGGCATATCGAACGCTTTAACTCAATATTCTAGATCAATTGATGTAAATAAATTTGGTGGAAGATTTAAATATAGTAAATCATTATCATTAATTGATAGTGTCGATACATCAATTACATCAAACATCACTTTAGTTACAATTCGACGTAATTTAAAAGCAGTTTTGGGTCAATTTGCTCAATATGAGGTTTGTCTTGGTAATCATATTCATAGTCAAGAATCTGCGTATAATGTTGTTTCAACTGGATTTACGATTGAAGGTGTTACAGGAGTAGTCTATATGGCAGATGAAGTAATTGATCGGGAAACAGGCAGTATGTTCTTCTTTACATATGAAGAGGGCGGAACTCCAAATATTGTAAAGAAAAATGCTGGAACAGTCAAATATTTGATCGGTGAAGTTCTTATAGATACTTGTAATATAACATCAACAGTAATTGCAAACAATGTGGTTGAAATTCAAGCAATTCCTCACTCAAATGATGTTGTCGGTCTTCGAGATTTATATGTAAAATTTGACATGTCAAATACAACAATTAATATGGTTCAGGATCTAATTTCATCAGGTGAGAATACATCTGGATCAAGATTCCCTCATATTCACAGTTACTATACTCCAACATTCACTCGAAAATCAAACTCTCCAGTTTCAACCACAACTGCGTTGCTTCCATCAACAGCTTCTGGAACTTCCACAACTACCGCAACTGGTGGAACATATGCGACTTCAACTACAACAAACACAACCACAACCAGCACACCTTCCACATCTGGCGGCGGTGGATCTAGTTCTGGCGGCGGAGGCGGCGGATATTAATGATTGATACCTCAATACAAAGAGTCGAAATAAATCAGGTAATTGAAAATCAATTGCCTGAATTTGTGCAAACAGAAAGTCCACTTTTTGTGGATTTCATGAAACAATATTATATTTCTCAAGAATTTCAGGGTGGATCGATTAACGTTTCTGAAAACTTAGATCGATATACTAAGTTGCAGACTTTTGTTGGTGCTGCACTGACTGAATTTACTGGATTATCAACAAATACTGAATCATATTCATCTACAATTTTTGTAGACTCAACACAAGGTTATCCAAGTAAATATGGATTACTAAAAATTGATGATGAAATTATCACTTACACTGGTATTGGAACTACATTCTTCACAGGATGTGTTCGTGGATTTAGTGGTGTTAATGCTTTACGTCAATCAACAAAACCAGATGTTTTAGATTTTAAGACATCAGTTGGTGCTGCACATACAGGCGGGTCGAAAGTTCATAATTTATCTAATCTTTTTATTAAAGAATTTTTTAATAAACTTAAAACAACTTATTCTAGTGGATTTGAAAATCGTAAATTAGATAGTGATTTAGATCAAGTTAAATTTATTCGTCAAGTTAAAGATTTTTATCGATCAAAAGGAACAGAGGAATCATATAAAATTTTGTTTAGAGCATTATATGGTGAAGAAGTTAATGTTATTAAACCATCAGAATTTTTAATTAGACCATCAGATGCAGATTATGGTTTTGGTCAAGATTTTGTTGTTAAACCAATTACAGGTGATCCAAGAAATCTTAAAGGATCTACACTCTTTCAAGATTTAGATGAAGATGATAAAAATATCAGAGGTGCTTCAGGTGCGATATCAGATGTTAAAGATTTTATATATGGTGGAGAACATTACTATCAAATTACTGTATCACAAGATTCAATTGACGGTGACTTTGTAATTCCAGGCAGAACTCGTGTTACCGATGTTGTGTCAATCGGTTCAACTGTTATGACAGTTGATACAACAGTTGGATTCCCTACAAGTGGTTCTTTATCACTACCAACTGCAAGTGTAGCTGGTGTTGTTACTTACACAAGTAAAACATCAAATCAATTTGTTGGATTACCTACTGCTACAGACGTTTTAAATATTGGTGATGATGTTAGATACAATAATGTTGCATATGGATACTCATTTGCAAATTTAAATAAAAAAATTGAAGTTTTAATCACAGGTGTTTTAAAAGATTTTCCAATACCTGATAAAACTTTTTATTTTAATAAAGGTGATAAAGTTAAAGTTGGATCATTTGGTATTAATAAAAGTTCTGAGGATGCTAATTTTGGATCATGGATTTATAACACATCAGTTAAATTCACTCCAAATACCATTGTAAGGCAATCAAGTAGTAGTTTTAAAATTTCAACTCGATCTGATCATGGATTTTTAGAAGAAGATGTAATAGAGGTTATAGATGGACAGGACAGAATAATAGGTCTTGGTCGTGTTTTAAGTATTATTAGTAGTTCAACTTTTATACTTGGTGATTTGCCTGGCATTAGTGAATTTAATATTGATTTTATCCGTAGAAGACTTAAGAGAGGAAATAGTTCTCTCCATGATAATATTACAAAATACACTGTTGATGTTCAAAATGTATATGATAGTCAATCAGATAATTCTGCATACGTTACATCACCATCAATACCAAGTTTAGGTAATGAACCTATAGTTGCACCAGATCGGTCTGTAACATGGACTGGCGCGACTGGTGGCGATGTTATACAGTTAATACAGGTTACAGAGGGTGCAGCTGATCATGGATTCTATTCTGGAGAGGTTGTTACCTATAATGTAGTCAGTGGATTCTTAGGTCAACTTATTGATGGTAAAAATTATTATGTAAGTCGTGTAAGTTCAAATAACATTCGTCTTGCAAACTCATTGCCAGATTTAGTTAATGGTGATTTTGTTGATGCAACAGGAAACGGAACTTTTAAAATATCAGTTCCTGACCTTGCGAATAAAAAATTAGATCATCAAAAATTATTAAAGAAAATACCTCTCAGTCCAGTCTTTGATGGAATAAGGCGTGAGACATCGCCAGGCACCACTGGCATCCTTGTAAATGGTACGGAGATATCAAACTATAAGTCAGGTGATGTTATCTTTTTTGGTGGTATTGAATCAGTAGATGT